ACCTGTCCTTCAGACAAGTTATCTGCTGCCCAATCAACCATAGTGCTATAGTTTTCTTGACCACCTACGGAGTCATAAACTTCGTTAGTGGTGTTTTGTAAAAGAGACTGTTGACCCTCGATGAAGCTGTCCACAATTTCTCGTGGAATACCAGCTTTCTCAAGGGATTCATAAGATTGATCTGTAAGACCGTCATTCGCCCAATATTCATTACTGAGTGAGTTAAAATCTAGACCAGCTTCTTGTACAGCCTCACGAGCGATCTCTTCAGAGTTTTCATTATCAGAAGAATCCGAACTTCCAGTCTCGCTTTCTCCCACATCAGCCTGTCTAGACTTTGTGAAATTAGATTGCAGTTCTTCATATGCTTTCTCTAAGTCCTCGTATGAGTCAAATTTTCCCAGTATCTTCTCATTAGAAGGAGACTGCGCCTCGTCTTGAAGCGCAGCCTGTTCTTCCAATGATGGATTGTGATCTGGGGAATCGATATTAACCGTTTCCGTCGCCATTATTTAATCCTTGTTGAGCCATTTCCATAGCGGCTGGTGTAGCCTTCTCCGCCATTCTGCCCATTGTTTCATTTGCCATCATTTCTTGTTGAGCTTGGGCTGCTGCCTGTTGCTCCGCTTGAATGTCTTCTTCAGTCTTAACCAAACCATCCATATCAATACCAAGAGCTGTTCCAATACGTGTGATGTAATCAGATACGTTCATATACTGAGCGACAGCCTCTGCCCCAAGGGGTTGGAGGGCTGTCAGGAAAGCGTTGTACTTGTTCAAGTCATGTCCACGACCTAGGGCTTCCAAACCTGTGACAATAGCAGGACGGACAATACCTTTCGGTAAAGCTGGAAGACGCTTGGCTTTTGTCATCCGATCCATCAAGCGGTTAACCAATGGAAGCTGGAACTCCTGACTCAGGATCGAATACACACCACCTAGGGCGTCCTCGAGTTCCTTTGCCATGAAGCGTACTTCCTCAGCGGTTACACGTTCACCAGAGCGTTGCACTGCGCTATTCATAAGGAAAGCGTAGGAAAGGCGTTCTGTGATGGTACGGATGGTGTCGTAAGCGACACGCATATCAGCGTACTTCTCAGTCTGTAAAACAGAAACCTCATTGGCATTACCAGCCACGATAGCGCAGTTCTCCGCTTGGGAGATGTCACGCATACGGGTTGTGCCATTAGGGTTAACCATAAACAGAACTTTAGAAGATGCTGCTGCTGCCTCTACGACAGCCTTAGACAGGCCTTCAAGACTAATTAGGTCTCCTAGGTACTCATCGACATAAGAACGTCCGTAGGACTCTGAATCGATCCGAGTCCAACGCAAAGCTAGCATAGGTGATTTATCAATAGGCCAGCTACCACCAGAGTCAGGGATAATCTGTCCTTTGATTTCCTGATACATACGCCATGTTTTACCATCGAGGTACATATGGGTATAAAGGGCAACCTTTTTACCGTACTCGGCTTTCATGTCAGATTCAGGATCAGCACCAAGGGCTGCAAGTTCTTTTTCTTCAAGAACCGCTGGTGATACTTCTTCCTTTGTAATAATCTCTAGGACATTACCGTAAGGGTCTCGGGTCACGACATAACTGTCTAGGCGGAATACCCGTATCCCTCCACTTTTGGGGAGGTACACTAGGACGTTACCACCTACAATGAGATGTTTTAGGGCTTCAAAAATAGGAGAGCGAAGACCAGTTGTTTCGATTTCCGTCATAACGGAACGCTCAATCTGGTTCAGTCCTTCTTCTACTTTTGCCCTTGCACCTTCTTCACCAGTCAGTTCCATCAATGTCTGATCGTCTACCTGAAGACGGAAGAAGGGGGAATTAGGGGGCAGGAGCGAGAGCAATAATTTAGATGCGAGGTTATTTACACCTCTTGCACCTACACCTTGATATGGCGTGTTATATTCTGTAGCCGAGCTATGACCACTCGGAGGCACGAGAGTTGGTATCGTAACCTCAGAGCAGTCTCTAGCTCGGTTTAGAAACATTTCACGCTCAACGGCAAGTTGCTCGTAGCGTCCTGCACAGGTCTTACCGTTGTGCATAATGTTATACTCCTACTCCACCTGACGAGTTGCCAGAGGAACCAGAGGAACCTGTTATTGAAAGAGCTGAACTCTGGTACGGTTTTGTTCCAGATGCTTTCTTGCCCTTCATTCGTTTTTTACGTTGCTCGTCTGCGCTTGTTGCCTCAGTCGGCGCACCTTGCTCCAATACAGGAGGCGGAGGTGGCGGCGGTGGAGGTGGTGGCGGGGGAGTTGGTTTAGAGCCTCCTAAACACATCAAAAATTCTCCAATATATTTTCATTTTGTTGTTCATAAACTGCCCTTAGATGTCGAGCGACTGAGGCAGCACCTGATTTAAACCAGACTTCCTTAGCTTCATTATCTATATTAGGGCAACGATCAGGAAACATCCTCTCGAGGTAATCGAGAAGAGCTTCATTTATTACTGGTAATTGACTAGACGCCACATGAACCTCCTGTGCCGCTGATGTCACAGATGTCGTGTGTTTCTACGTGTTCCTCAAATTCTGTGCCGAGCTTTTCGACCGCTTCTTTGTAAGGAACTGATACCAAAGGTTGACCACCCCGACTTCCGTCTGGGTAGCACGTAAAGCCTCTGAGCCTGTGGGCATAGGATGCCAAAGTGCTAGCGAAATCATCTACTGTATCCTCATTATTTAAAGAACTTCCCCATGAAGGAAGGTTGATTGTTGAGCTAATAGACATATCCACGTAGTCTTGAACATCGGCCTGAAATTTCATTCGACGCTCATAATCTTCAGCGAGGTCAAGTGCAGACTCGATCTTATCTGGGTTGGCTCCATACATATCGATCAGCTCTTGTGCTGCTGAATCCACGACGTATTGGTAGTGCCAGCGGTTGCCACCTTTTAGATAACGACGCTTGTAAGCCACAGCAAAAATAGGCTCGAGGCCAGTACTAGTGCCAGCCAAAATGCCAATAGAACCTGTAGGGGCAATCGCCCTGTTAGCAACAGGACGGGAGACACTATGACGATCAGCAAAACTGCGGCTAGTGGTGTCAGACTGACCTTTATAAATTGCCAGCCATTGGTGAAGCTCAGGGGTGACTTCATACCGAGACCCTTTCTTCACTAACCATTCATGCATCCCCATAAGGCCAAGCCCTAGGCGACGGTTCTTCTCACGAGTTTCATAAACAGCTCTATATGGGAGCTGGGCTTTCATAGTGCCGCAGATTAAGAACTTAGTTGCCAGATCAACGATATCCCTAAATTCTTCAATATCATCAACACGGCCTAGGTTGATACTTCCTAGGTTACAAACGTCACTATCATCTGCACTGGTAACCTCAGTACAAGCGTTACGAAGGGTTTCATTCTCTTTATCAAAGAAGTTAAAGCTAAACCCTGGTTCTGCTGACTGCATGGCCTGTTTTACATTCTGTTTGAATACGCTTCCGACATCACCTGTTTTCCAGTAATTGAGCAGCCATTCAGTGTCGTAGTTCACACTGATGTTTGTCATATCTAAGGGAGCTGGAAAGTTGAAGTCTTCTTGCTTGATGTCCCACAAGGTTTTTCCTGTGGAACCTACAGGCATTGATTGCCAGTCTTTAGCTTTTAGGAAATCTTCGATATCTCCATGTTGCCAATTTAATGAAGCATAGATAGCTGATCGACGACTACCGCCCTGCATAACCCGACGACCAATCTCATTGATCATATTCATCTTGGGGATAGCACCAGATGCCTCACCACCAGTACGGCTGATGGTTGATCCGGCTGGACGGTAGATACTGTAGTCAACACCAATACCGCCGCCTGTCATAAGGCAGCTTTCAGATTTCCAACTAAGGTTTGCCCAATCCTCACGGCTATCTTCCTCAGCTTTCAGTAGATAGCAGTTATTAAAGAATTTGTTGGGACGCCCTGCGTAATATAAGTATCGACCTCCAGGAATAAACTTGAGTTCTGTGATGTATTTTTGAAGCTGACTACGGTCTTCCTTAGTCATATGTTCGCCACATACGTCCTCAACGAGTGTTCTGGAAAGGTCTGCCCACGTTTCACATCCGTCATGGGCGTATTTGAATTTGAAGATGTCCTCACTAAATTTAGAGCGGAACATCGGGTTGTTATTTGATTTAAAAGCCATGTTTATTATACCAAGTCTAATAGGTTAGGGGGTGTGTAGTTTTTGCCTTTGAGGACTTTGCCGTCCTCTCGCTTGACTGGTTTCCCATCTACTAGCTTGGACATATTACTTTCATGTACACGAACAAAGGCTGGTTGCATCTGTAAGCCAAAGGCATCAGCAAACCCTGAAATAACGTACTGACAATCAGCAAGCTCTTTTAGGATATGTGCAACATCTGAAGCAGGGACAGCCTTGTGATACCAAAGTAAACTACAGGCATGATCGACTGCTTCTTTCAGCTCGAGCGTCTCTTCTTGAATTAGAGACATACGGAGCTGAAGCAGTTCTACATTAAGTCGGGCGTGTCGTTCCATACCCATTGCTGTGTGGAACTCTGCGACATAGGATTCTCTTGTACGATCCTTCATCACCAGTTAACCCCCTTTGTTTTTTCCATAAGCTTTATCATCTCATCTAAATACCATCTGGCTTTCATGGCATCTTCGAGGGGATTGTTCTTATTCCAAAGGCGTGATCCAAGGTACTTTAGGACTTGTGCATGAGCGACTGAAATTGACTCATACTCGCCAACTACATCCACTATGTAAGTCCATGTTTCGATTTTACCTGAAGTGTAATGGGTAGGGTGATTGACGTTGGTTAACAACTCATCTGATTGATCTCTCGGCATCAATTAGGACTCCAAAGGTTTACTTTACCATTCTCCATGTCGTACTCGCCGTGTCTTAGAATACGGGCAAGTCTAGCTTGGGAAATAGCGTCCTCTTCGGTTAGCCCTGCTTTTTCGTAGGTCTTAACGACAGCACCCCAAGTGGGGTCTTCATCAAGAATAGCAGTAGCTCTCTTCTCCCCGATCCCTTTGCATCCAGCATAGTTATCGGCTTGGTCACCAGTGAGGACTTGTTTTAGGAAAAAGTAATCAGCCTGTTCAGGCGTTACTTCGACGATCTCATCATCCACTAGGTGAAGCCCAGGGATTTGCATCAGGTCTTTATCGATGCTCCAGATGATTGGCTCTTTAAAAAGAGGCTCGTATGTTCCACAGATACCAAGGACATCATCAGCCTCAAGACGAGGATAAGTCAGTGTACGGTATCTGGTATTACAGTAGTCTTTGAGCAGAGACAGCAGCATAGGCTTGCGTGTCTTTGCTCGGTTGGCCTTATAAGTATCACAGAGTTCTTTCCTGAAATTAACCTTATCAGTAAAAGCTACGATGACATCAGCAGCCCCAGACTTTTCGGTCAAGGTTTGCATCATGTCATCGAATTTTGCTTTTGTGTCGGATTCAGACGCCCAGAGTATCCAAGTGTCTTCATCGTACTTAGTAGGGTGTTCCAGAGAAACTGCTGCTTGAAAGGCCACGATATCCCCGTCAACGAGGAGCGTGTTCTTAGCCATGCGTTCTCCTAATGTGTCTCAGCCCAGTTTGCACCGATGTTATATTCACCAGTGAGTGGTACTTTGACATTGAAGTGGTCACCAGCTCGAGCAATACAATCCACGATTAGCTTGCCGCACTCCTCTGCGATATCAGGATCACAGTCGAATTGCAGCTCATCATGAATCCATGCGACTTGCTGGCATTTATCTTGCCACCCTCTAGAGCGTAGTTCTTTGTCTACCTCTACGAGCCACTGCTTACAGACCAGACTGCCGTCCGATTGTAGGCTTGTGTTGAGGGAAGCGAATACAGCTCGTATATGGAGCTGTCTGCCGTCCAATCCTATTAGGTAACCGTTCTTTTCAGCTTCCTTTTTAACAGACTGAACAAGCTGTTTGAGTGCTGGGACTTTCTCGAAGAATGCTTTCTTAATTTGCTTTCCAGCAGATGCACCCTTACCGATAATGGAACCAATCTTAGCGTCGCCAGCACCGTAGAGAAATGCGTAGATAAACGTCTTCGCATCATTTCTAGTCGGCAAGCCAGCGGCAGTTTGGTTTGTCGTGTGGACATCCCCATCAACAACCTCCTTGGCGTAAGCACCTTTGTCGTACTGCCACATTTTATTGGCAAGCATACGAAGCTCGAGGCCAGAAACATCAGCACCGATTAACACACGGCCTTTCGATGCAGTCCAGCAAGAGCGACATTCTTTACCATAAGGGGCATATACACTTGGTGTCTGAGCAGTGTTGGGAGACCTGTGCGTTGCACGGCCTGTCACTGCCCCATTAGTTATTACCTGACCATGTATACGTCCGTCCTTGATCTTCTTCAGCCAACCATTAGCCCCGTCAGATATTTGTCCGATACGTTTTTGGATCATCAGGTATTCGCTTAGTAGTTTAGCTTCAGGGTATGGCAAGCTAGACAATACTTTTTCATCTACCTTTGCCCTACCATCCTCAGTAAACTCTTTTGGCTTCCAACCGTGGATAGCCTTGAGCCTAGACTCGATGTGCATCCGAGACCCTGCGTTAAACACGACGGTCTTGGTTTTCATAAAGGATACGCCTTTGACGTAACCTCGAGCCTTGTTATTTACCTTGGGTGTAAAGAGACCAAGCTCCTCTTCCCAAGGAGGGAATGCGTCCTGTAGTTCTGCTTCGAGTTCAGCTCTACGCTTATCTAGTGTAAGCTTTAGGCTTAATGCAGCTTCCTCGTTAAAAGGAAAACCACAACGCTCCTGTTCTGCAATCACCCACTTGACCTGATGTTCAAGTTCGGTAGCCACAGGAGAAGTGCCTTTAGACTCGATGAGCTTCCACAGCCTATCAGTGACCTCCACATCCTGTTCGCAGTAATACTGCATTTCAGATGACCACTCTGACCAACCGCCATCATAATCACCTTTGTAACACTTTAACCTATGTCCCCACGCCTCAAGACGATGCTTACCAACACAATTGCGTGGGAAGGTTTCATCTTGTGCTACTAAACGCCAATCTCGGTCACTGAGGTCGGGGTATAGCAATAGAGACATAATCAAGGTGTCACGCACCCGTGACTTACGGATTCGAAACCACGGGTACACCTTTTTTAGAGCTGGGATATCAAAGCCTATGACGTTGTGACCTACTACAAGGTCAGCCTCCATAAGCATTTTGACACCAGTTTCCACCTCAGAAGGTGCGAAACTATAGGTCTCTTCAGTATCAATATCTTTAAGACAGAGACAGTGGATGCGATTAAGCTCGTCCAGCAATCCGTTACTCTCTAGGTCGAATATCAACCGCATCCGTATCTCCTTAGCTAGCCAATGTGTATCTTACGTACTTCTGACCAGTAACAGGGTGGTACTTCACATTGCTTTTGATCTTGTAACCGCTGCCACGTAGGACAGAGATAACCTTGGTTAGTGATTGGATTGAATATTCAACAATGGCCTCACGTACTGTGATTGACCCTGCTTTTTTAAGATGACGCATAATTTTATCGTGCTGTGTCATGCCGTTCCTTTTCTTCCATCCATTGGATTCCAGAGATTGTGCTAGGTTGTTGAAGAACGTGTGGAGTACTTCCCACTCAGGATTTCTAGCCGCACATACGGCTGTGATGTCAGCCATCTCAAAGATGCTGTCGTCAGTAGATATCTCCATTCGGGGAAGCCTCCGTTGTTACCTCAATAAGTCTGCCACTCGATTCACAATATTCGAGCTGACAACACTCGCCCGTCATGCCGCTGAAGCGATTTTTCAAGACCCTGACCGTAGTGGTATTACGGTTGTCACCTTGCTGATCTCTCTCGAGACCAATCACAACATCGGATGTTTGGGCGATACTTTGGGAGCCACGGAGATGACTAAGACTAGTCGTAACTCCATTTTCGTGGCCTTTGTTCCCTTCAAGGCGGCGCAGATGTGCCACCATGATGAGACCTACGCCTGTTTCTTCAACAAGTGAGCGTAGCTTTGTAACCATGATATCGAGGGCTTTACGGTCATCTACATCGAGACCCGCAACAGCAATCGAGATATGGTCGAACACAATAAAATCACATTTAAGACCCACAGCCATGTATCGGAGCTTTTCTATAAGCACCTCTGGGTCGGTAGAACCGAAGCTGTCGTATAAATGTAATCTGTTTGTGCTTGTGACGGCATCAAATGCCTCACGTAGTTTTCCTTCATCAGTGTCAGAGTTGACATGAAGGACTTCATTCATATGGATGCCCAGAATACCCTGCATCGTGCGACGCAAGCCTTCCTCGAGCATCATCATACCTACGGTCATCTCTTTATTCATAAGAAGGTCGTAGGCGATCTCACGGACGAATGCCGATTTACCGACGCCCGTACCCGCTGTAATTGTAGTCAGCTCCCTCAAACCTAAACCGTAGGTAGGAATATTTAATCCTGCAAATGGGTAAGGAACACGGAAGCTTTCGTTACTGCCTGAGACCTCTTCCCAGAGATCAGCAGCGTTCACAATGCCGTCTGGACGGTACTGTTTAGCACTCCAGATAGCATCAATAACCTCTGAGCCACGACCAGCGACTAACATATCGCTGGCATCTTTCAGGGGTAGGTGGGCGATATGGGCTTTGCCAGGGGATAGAAGCTTTGCACATTCGTGCGCTGCGTCCTGTCCGGCGGTGTCCATATCCATCATGAAAATAACCTTCTCGAATTTCTCCAAGAAGGATATGCTTTTACGTACAGACCGAGCTGCACCCGCTGATCCATTAGGAACGGATACAACTGGATATTTGTTGTTCTGAAGCTGTGATATCGAGAGGGCATCTAGTTCCCCCTCGCACACCACTATCATGCGTCCTGTATCACGCCAAAGCCAATCTCCGTAGAGACCGATGTTCTTGGAGTCACCAATCCAGACAAATGATTTATCTTGGTATCGAACCTTAGCTGCTATGGGTCTACGTTTTGAATCATAGTAATACGCTAGGTGTGCTGGCTTCCCAGCGTGATCACCGAGTTTATATCCCCATTTTGCACAGGTGTCCTCGGTGATACGCCTTGACGCAATAGCTCTCGTTTCGCCCGTGACCTTGAATACTTGGTTTTCACCTTGGTCTTCTGAGGTCGATAATGGGGCGACCCAAGACTTTTCGCCATCGGATTGCTCTTGCTCATGATATCCACATCCAAAACAAAAACCGTGTCCATCATCATATCTAGCTAAATTATCTTTAGAGCCACAGCTCGGACACGGTTCGTGGTTAGTAAACTGAGACTCTTCCATATCACTCCTTTAGCCAGTCCAAAGGAAGCACACTGTTGGAATATAGGTAGCCATTACGGTCTGCCCACATTCCATACGTCGTCTTCGACTGCTTGGATATTTTTTGATTGGCGTTTGAAAAGATGAACCTGATGTCTAGATCAGGATGCTGATCTTTGACCAAAAGCATTTTCTGACGGTCTGCTGTCAGGAAGCGGCCTTTGGTCTCGATAATAATACCGTTAGGCAAAACAAAGTCTGGTGTATATTTGGCCTTCTTTGCAGGACGTAGGTACGAAATTGATAAACTTTCATATTCAAACTCTACGCCTTTTTCGAGCAGCTCTTGAGCTATACGTTCCTCAAGGCCTGATCGGTAGCCATGCTCTGTTTTTGATGCCCACCCGCCACTATTAGTAGAAGTCGTCTGACTCTTTCGACGTAGTGTCGGCATCATCACTCTCTTCAGTTACAGGTGTGTTAGCGGTGTCATTGAATGTGGCTTCTTCACCTTCACCAAAGGGGTTTGCTTCACCTTGCGGCTCAACAACTTCTTCGATCAGTACGCTCATCGGCTGAAGTGACACGCCTTTTTTCTCCGCATTCCAGCAGTAAACCTCGAACTGGACTTTGATGGCTGAACCGCCACCAATCTTGTCTGTTCTGCTATCTGCATCACGGAAGAAAACTTTTGGACGACGGTTCCACAGCTCACCCTCTTTATTCATCTTATTGGCTACACGCATCTTGATGATAACGTCGCCAGTGGGTTCGCCTGTCTTCTTGTCCTCGTCCATTTTCCACATGGTATTTTCGTTTTTGCTGGGAGCTGATCCTGTCCACTCTTTGTAGACTTGGGCTAGCTCTGCCATCAGCTCTTTCGCTTCCTCAATAGGAACACGGATGTCTGCTTTATATTGGCCTAATTTATTGTACTTCGTATCAGGACGGACAAGTCGGGGGTAAAAAGCTTTTCCCGTCATGGTCATGCCTGAATACTTTCCAGATTTTTCATTCAGATATTTCATCTAAATCCTCAATTAAAAAGAAAGTTTGTGAGTAGCCCGAGATAAACTGGAGCTGCTTCTGTGTTAGGACTAATGATTGGACGATGAGATTATCTTCATCTATTTTTTCGCCAGCCTCTTTATCTTCGGCAGTGGCTTCTCTGATCTGCATCAGCATGAATTTATCATCTTCAATCATGTACCCCATAAGGGTAGGAATACAGTCCTCGTGAGTGTCATCACCCACTTCATAAAGGTTAGCTAAGGTCACATCGATATCTTCGGTTGTAGTTTTAGCTTTGCTTCTGAAATGGATTACGTTGTCAGATGTCATCGAACATCCTTTGTAAAAAATGTTCACAGGTGTAAGTGTCTGATGCTGCAAGTGCAGGGTACAGACGCTCGAAAGTCTCCTCGTTAATCCCTGCTATGTAAGGGCGGTTAACGAAGGCGTTGCGGATGATTTCCACAACAGGGTGTAGTTGATCAAACATATGAGTCATTTCCGAAGGTTTCCTTCTAGTGTGGGCGGTAAGTGGTAAGGCTCTTGCATATGTAAGTATTAAGAAAAGAAAAACTCACTGTCTAAGACCCCGTTGATATCAAGATCACCTTTGTCAGGATACAGATCATGACTGAAGGGTAGGGTTTGGTATAGGTCACTGAGCGGATCACTCTTCACATACATCTCAACAAAGCTAGGTTTAACACAGCTCTCGATGAACGTAGGCATATGGGCTGCGTGGACGCCAAAGCTGTCGTGGATCATTGCAAAGCTCTTGATGCCTTCCTGAGTTCCTCTGTTGACCGCCATGCGTAGATGGGTAGCATCGAGGGAATGCACAAAGTTTGGTGCGACTGATAAAGCCATGTCTTTAGAGTCTAGCTTTGCTGTCTCGTTATAATACGTAAGCCTAACCCTTCCGTTCATGTAAGTATCTTGGCGCATTTGTTTCTGCCCAGCTCGATATTGGACAACCTGAAACCCATCAGGGGTAACCCAAGACATCCGCTTGTCATACCCTTGGCACTCCAGCTTGTTGTGGTATTTAGTCCATTCTCGAGCAACTGATGACAGCCAATCCATAGCGACCTTACCTTTGACCACGACCTGATCGATAGCTTGCCAGATATATCTAGCCAGCATGATGACCATTTCCTTGTCCTTGCTCTTGTCCCACATACGTTGATGCCCAGCCTTGAGCTTGTCGTCGTACCCTTCTTGGGTGTACTCCATGCAGCTCGAGAACTTACCAGCGTAGGGGATGACCATTGTCTGACGCTTTGTCATCTTCCTGTCGATCCCGAACTTGACCCATAGATGTGCTTCAGGTGTACCGTCAGCTAGCATAAGCTCCTTGGTTACATCAGCCACATCTTGGTAGATGTCCTGCCTAGGTAATCCTGGAATAAGGTTTACACTACGTCCACCGACAGAGTCTCGAAGCATTGCTGAGTAGTGCTGTAGGCCACTGCAAGTCGCATCAACATGGCAAGGGAAGTGTGAGTGGAAAGGTTGACCGTTAGCGTTGGTCTCGACAAAATCTGCCCATTCCATAGCAAAGCTCAAGAACATGAATGGTTCATCAGCATCGAGCCACTCTTGGTTGTTACGCCAGTCCCTGCCACATTTGATGATCCAATCCTCGTTAGCCACGATCCAGTCAGCTCGGTCTTGAAGGGATACCTTGTC